CCATCTTTCTCTCTAATGTAACCGTACTGTTCAGCATTAATATCAAATTCACTATGAAAAACTCTTGAGGTAGATATTCGACGTAATTTTTGGTTTGGAAAAATACGCAATGCATTCATAGATATACTGTCGAGTAAAATTTCACGTCTATCTAATAATTCACACCACTCTGTTGCTGTTTCTGGAGTTTCATGTGGTAATCCTATCATAAATGCCCCATGTAAAAGAACTTCATCCCCCCACGAATCTTTCATCCTTTTTACCATCTCTATAGTGTTTTCTCTACCAAACCCCTTACCTACTAATTTTGCAGATGGATCATATAAACTTTCGATACCAAGAAAAGCACCTCTAATTCCAATATCTCTAAGAATTTCTAATTGTTCTGGATGGGCATGTATAAGGTCCATTCTAAGATAGGCCCAAAAATTAATATCAATACCTATTCTATCAATTGCTCTCTTCACAGATAATAATTTTTCTGTAGTCTCATTAAAGGTATCGCACATAATCATATATTGTGTTGTACCAAAATTAGTATAATTCCATAAAAATTCTTTATAAAGACTTTCTTCACTTCTAATATATTTGTCAGAGGGTTTTCTGCCTAATAATGGATATGAACAAAACTTACATTTAAATCTACACCCTCGACTTATCTCTATGGGCAACACTTCATTTTGAAATACATTATCTTGAAGACCAAACATAGGGATACTTTCCCTAAAGTTATACTCAGATGCAAGAAAATTATCCTCTATTATACGTGGTTGTTTTATTCCTGATTTTAATTTTGTAATAAATTCAAGAATATTATCTTCTGCTAAACCCTTAATCCAATAATCAATTTCCTTATACAAATCAAAAATCATTCCTGTCTGAACACCTTGACCTCCTAAAACAATTTTTACTTGTGGATGTTGTGTCTTCAGAATCCTCATAATGGCTGAAAAATTTTCAACTGAATCTTCTTTTTTAGTTTGTCCCCTAGTTTTTTTAAATTTATCCATTTTGAATGGTGACATAAAAGTAGTACTAAATCCTACAAACAATGTAGTTGTCCCTATGCGTTCTTGTAAATATTTAAATAAACTCTCTTTATGATTTTTAAGTATCCAAACAAAATTATCTATTACCTTAACAGAATAACCATAATGACGCAAATGACTTGCTATCTTATATGCACCAGATGTTTTAATGGGAATAGAATAGTCTGTCATATCAGTAAATATTATAGCATCATACTTATTCTGTGACATGACTAAAGTTTTTTATCTTTTCAAATTTAATAGTACTCTTAAACTTATCTACAAGCATATCTTGTTTATGACTTATTACAAATATATTTTCATCACCAAGAGTATTTAATATTTTTAAAAATTCATCTGTTCCTGCTCCATCTAAAGAACTGTCAAATATTTCATCCAACATTAAGAGATTGGTGTTTGCACTGTTCTTCATTTTTGCAACTGCTCTCCAAGTAAAAAGTAATGCAAGATCAATACGCATCTTTTCACCTTCACTAAATGAATCATACGTAAACTCATCTCTATATCGTGATTTAATAGTTTCCTCAAAATTCTCATTAAGAGTAAAATTGACATAAAATTCCATTGACGATAGATAAGAATTTATCAATTTATTCATGATAGGAAGATACTTCTTAATAATCTTAGTTTTAATACCTGTATCCTGTAACATATTACGTACTGCTTCGGCATAGGTTTGATCTTCACGTAGTTTTGTAGTTTGTCCTTTCAATGCAGTTAAATGTTTCTTTAATTTATCTAACTCAGATAAATCTGTCTCAGCAACATCTCCAGTTTCCAATTGATTTATCTCAGCAAGAAGTGTTGCATTAAATTTTTCTAGTTGAGTTACAGAACTATTCTCTGTAGCAATATAAACTTCATTCTCTCGTATTCTATCTGCTATTTTACCAATTTCTCCTTGGCGAAGGATAGATACTCTTAATGCTTGCTCAAGTTCTACCAAGGCATTTGTAAATTTATCTACTTCTTTCTGTTTAGATTTGACCATTTTAGAAGCATTACGAAGAGGTTGTTCGCAAGCAGGGCAATCATTATTGTCTTTAAAGAATTTAACCATACGAAAACGGTTATTTTTCTTCTCTGTTAAAGTACTCTTTATGTCTTTTAGTTTAGCAAAATCCTTATTTACTTTAATACTGTCTTTTATAGCAAGTAAAAGTTCTTCATTATTCTTTGTATGAAAGTCTATATCTGCTTTCTTCTTAAATACTTCTTCCTCATTACCTGACATAACATTATTTTTTTCTTCAATCAACTTATCTTTATTTGTTTTTACATCATCAATATACTTTTCCTGTAAGGTAATTTTCTCATCAGTAAGATCATGGTTATAATTCACATCTCTCTGATTTTCTGAAATACCTTTAAGTCTTTGTTTTAAAATCATATTCATAAGAGAAAAGATTTGTATGTCCAAAATATCCTCGACTACATCCCTACGATGCCTTGCCTTCAACTGCATAAATGGAACAAACGTAGAAGATCCAAGAATCACAACTTGAGTAAAACTACGATAATTCAGTTTAAGGATTTGTTGTTCCAGATATTTCTGATAATCTCTCTGATTTGCGTCCTGATTATATAATTTCTTGTTAATATAAATTTCAAACACATTCGGTTTTATACCACGGACCACTTTAATTTTCTTGGTCCCAATGACAAATTCTATCTCCACCACACATTCAGTCATATTAATAGAATTAAGCAATTGCGGTTTATTAATATTACGAAATGGTTTACCAAACAAACCAAAGCAGAGAGCATCAAGAACAGTAGACTTACCAGCACCATTCTCTCCTATAATAAGGGTAGAAGAATTTCGATCCAAATCTATTTCTATAAAGGTATTACCTGTAGAAAGAAAATTCTTCCATCTTACTTTCTTAAAAGTTATCACGTCCACATTTCCTGCTGGGCGGGTGAAGTCCACTTAGCTTGTCTAGTAATTCCTGTAGATTGAGAACAAAATTTCTTACAATCAGATAAACAGGTGTTACTATCATTCCATGATTCTTGTATTGTGTCATAAAATTCATTTTCCATAATTTTATTAAATGTTTTATAAACCAAAGAATTAGTCATATCATCATTATATTTTGCGTACCATTCATGTTGCCGCCCAAACTGTGCTTTATTAGGAATATAACAACACACCCATACTCTTTTAAGATAATCTACATAAAATGAATTTGTTTCTTTATATTTACACTGAATATCTAAAATCTCTGATGAATTACGATTTTTGTCAACTTCATCATTCCATTCTGATGATATATCCTGATTTTCTAATATTCGTTTTTTGCCTCTATATTCATATACTTCATTCATATGATGCCGGCGTTGGGTTTGTATAGAAATAAATTCCCAAAATCCAAGTGACTCTGCTAGTGCTCTTGCCTCTTCAATTTGATGCTGATTGTGTTTAAATATAATCATTCTCCAAATTGCCTTACCACCACCTTCTATAAATGCTTTAGCATTTTTCATAATCTTATCGAAATTAGCACCTATTCTATAATTCTGTAGGGATTCATTTCCAACACCATCAATCGAAAAAAATATAATATTTTTAGGATTGCCATTAAATATCTTCCCCAATCTTCTCCAATAATCAGAAGTTCTCACTGACCCATGTGTACTTACTTGAAAAGCAGTATCTGTTTCTGTTTTAAGAAATTCACATATAGGAAGAAAATCTTTACTTAAAACAGGTTCTGATAAATTACCAATAAATCTAATATGACTTACAGGATGTCGAATATTTTTATATGCTGCTCTAAATGTTATTAAAGAAGTATCAACTTTATTTAAATCATCATATTTCCATTGTAATTTACCATCCTTAATTTCATTACGACCACACTGAGGACACATAAGATTACAAATATTATTCAATTCCCACTGAATACTTAATGGTTTAGTTAAGTCATACATCTACAATTCTAAATCTTGTGCTTCATTATATAAGGACTTCATAGTATTCTTTAACCTTCTCTTACTAAGAGTTACATCTAATTCATCTATATATTTCTCAAGGAGACTTAAAGTATCCTCTGTATTTTCAACAATATCATCAGATACATTCCCTGCATCCAGTTCCGAAAAATCCTCGATAATCTTTACTTCATAAGCATCTACTTTTAAAAGTCGATCTACAAATTGATCAAATCCATAAAGGTCTTTCTTATTCACTACAATCAATTTTACATAACATTCCTTATATTGATCAACATCATGTTTATTATAATCTGCATTAGAATCATCATAAAATATCTTCTTAAACAACTTATATGGATTAACTATACGTTCTAGTTCTCTTGTTGCTGTATCATAAATATGAAACCCCTTCGGATCGTCATAATCATTCCACATAATTTCATAAGGAGTTCCTAGATAAAATATATGACCATCATCTGATTTATGGTGATAATGTCCACTAAAGACAGTATCAAATCGTCTAAAAAGTTCACTGTCATAATTTCCGTCTGCTATTTGTCCTTTATGCATCTCAAAACCATTAATCTCTAAATGACCCATAAGAAGGTCTGCTTTGCTTTTAGATAATGCTTGCATAGATGAATCATAGTTACCACTATTAATCCAAGGCATAAACAAAATAGGAGTACCATCAAACTCTACAACATCTGGAAAAGTATAAATTTTAAATCTATCCTGTCCTACAAGTTCTTCCATAGAATTTACTTCACTGGTATTCTTATAATATGTGTCATGATTTCCAACAATAATATGTAAATCAATACCAAGTTCTGTAAATCGATTTATAAATCGTTTTCGAAAATCTGTAGCAGTTTTATACGATACATACTTACGCCTATCCATAACATCACCCATATGGATGCACGTAGTAATTTCCCTCTCTATCAAAGTAGGAAAAAATATATCGTCATAAAATTTGAAAAAATAGTCGTTGAAGTTTTGATTATCGTTTCTAGCACCGAAATGTGTATCAGTGATAATTGCTATCTTCAATCTTGGGCCTCCATAAAATTTTCTAAACCTTTAGTTTTCTTCACAATTTTCTTTTTTGGTTTATACACATCTTCATCTGGTAGCATAATATTAGGATCAAACCCTTGTACAGAATATCCCCTATCATCACCCTCCATCACAGTATAAGAAGTAAATTCATTCTTCTCTATCATTTTATTCTTAACGTGGGTTTGCTTCTTTTCCTTTGCTATCCTTCGCAGAAAGGCATAATAGATAATCTGTGTAAAATATGCAAAGGGATTTGTCGATTTTTCTGGATTAAAATTCCTCACATACTGAAGACAATTTTCTATGCCATCAGATATCATCTCATCTCTGTAAGTATAATTAATAAAGTTAGGTCTATATGAAAGGTGAGTTGCGATCTTTAAAAAACACTCTCCAATATAATCTGTAACAGGTGGTTGTTCATCTTCTGTACATCGTTCTTTCCATTCTACCATTGCGTGTAAAAATTTCTTATTATCCACATAATGAATACTTTTTGCTTTTGCCATGACCACTCCTCTGTAGTAATCTTTCTTTTAATCATACATTAGTTGTTCTTAAATGTCAAGGGATAATTGGAAATTAGTGAATAGAATCGGAATCTGGATCCATTTCCTCTAACAATTCGTTATAAACTTCTTCATCACTCATGTCTTCCTCATGAATTTCTTCATCTATAGTTTCTACAAAACCATCCATCTTTTTTAAAACAAATTCGTAATATTTTGATAGACCTGGAGAAACATCTGCCACCATTATAATGCTTGTTGAAGGAATATCGAAAATAGTTGTTTCTGTAGCAGGATGTACCCAATGACTTAAATTTAAAGATTCAACAACTCTATCTTTTTGCATCCTTGGTGCAACTTGCATCTTTAAAGGAAACTCAACTCTAATATGCTTATCACAATCTATTGGAGTAATTGAACAAATGATATCCTCACCATTTATTAATTTAACAATCTTATAGGGTGATGGGGTCATTTTAGTTTTACCTTGCTAATTTCGTAGTCGAATTGTTCTTCATTATAGATATTTAGTCGTTCAGTGAAGTGTGTGAGTGTGAAGTTGCGTCTTTCTTTATAGGATATATCGTCTGCTATATCAAATATTAAAATGGAATCTTTAACCTCACTACGCCTAAGCCCTCTCCCAATCGATTGGAGTACTCGAATTTTGGACTTACTTGGACTTGCGAGCACGATATTGTTAATGTTGCGAATATTAATACCAGTGCTAAAAGTGCCATAAGAGGCAATCGTGATCGAGTGCTTCTCTCCATCAACAATTTCTCGTATGTCTTCCCTTTCAGTCGCCCCTGTCGCACCATATACAAAAAATATGGGAGTCCCATTTGCTTTCTCCTTTACCTTATCATATAAAATTTTACCATGTTTCTCTACCAATTGAAATAAACAAAGACTATTGCCAGTAAGGTGTACCAAGAGATTAGCAATAAAATCGTTTCTTTTGTTATTTCCTGTAATGTATGTAAGTTCTTCTGCATAGGACATCTTCTCTCTTATGTTAGGGTGTCTTATTATTATACACTTTATTTTCAAATTAGCAAGGGTCTTTTTGTCCATCAACTCTTTAGTAGATACTACCTTTTCTACTGCACCAAATAGTCCCTCTAGTACAAGTCTATGCGTCTGTGTGCCGTCTAACGTCCCTGTAAGACCGAATCTATACTTGCACTGGTGTAACTTGGTCATAATACCAGTAAGTGATTTTGCTTTAAATAGATGTGCCTCATCACCAATCACACATCCAAAATTTTCGAAATACTTTTTAGGCATCTTATAGATAGATTGCCATGTAGATATAACTACATCCTTAGTTACTTTTCTATCATGTCCTTGGTAAATCTTCTGACAATATGTACCTGAACTCCACCCGTAATCCTGAAAATCAGAATACATTTGTTCAACCAAAGATGTGGTAGGAACAAGAATTAAAGTCTTATGGCCCGACATTTGATAATAACGAACTAAGGAATATATTACCAGC